TGAATTTAGCGGCAGGAGTAGCAGCAGCGGGTCTAGCAAAAGCACCAGCACCAGCAATTGGTCTAGGTGTGCCTGTTGGAGTTACTCTTGGAGCATTAGGATTGAATGAAGTAGCAGCAGGTCTAGGTGCGGGTGATCTACCAGCATTTGGATTATTTACCAAAGACTGGTTTCCAGCACCAAGTTTAGCAACTGCTGGACTCTGAACAGTAGGAGCACCAGCAGGCATACGACTTCTCATATCCTTCATCAAAGGATTATCAGTCTGTGCAGTTCCCCTAATTCTTGCTCTCTCCGCACTAGCAGCAGCAAGTTTTGGATTAGTGGCACGAAATGCCTTATCACCAAATGCTTTTGCAGCAGCAGGATCATCTTTTCTCAACCTAGCATACTCTCTATTGATTTCTGCCTTGCTCATCTGCTTATCACCAACCTTATAGGTTTTTGCAGGTGCGGGTGCAGGTGCGGGAGCAGCAGTAGATGTTGATGCTGCTGGTCGATTTCCGCCTACTGGTGGGTTAGTTCTTACTGGTGGGTCAGTTCTTACTGGCGGATCGGTTTTTTGGTCTTTTGCGTTTGCAACCGCTCTTTCCGCTTGTTGTTTTCTGAATATCTCTAAACCTTTGTCAAGGTCTCCACCACCAAGTTGTCTTAAAGCTTTTTCACCTTGAACTCTCGTATTATACCTAGCATTGACCTCATCATCAGCTGATGGGGTAGGGTCAAACATTGAAGATTTTTCAGGATTAGCTTTCCTATATGCAATTCTCTCCGCTTCTCTTGCGGCTCCACCACCAGCCTGTTGAATCAAACGATCTCTTTCAATACGAGCACGTTCTTTCTCTTTCTCTCTCCGCTGTCTCTCTGCCGCACTTGGAATATTAGAACCCTCCTCAGTATCAAACTCTCTAAGAAGGTTCAATTCTTCATCAAGTTGCTCAACTTCTGGTTGAGCATAAACTTGATGGAGAGCTTCCATCATATTCTGAGCGTCTTTACCTGTAATTCTATCCATTTATCAGTTCTCCGTGATTAACTCAAACCATTGCTCACTCATACCATTAATAATAGAATCTGCGGAATCTACATCATTGGCGTAACCTTCCTCAATGAGGTGTGCTACGACCTTTTCATAGATTTCTTTTGTTTCTTTTAATTTCTTTGGGGAAGGTTTCATCTGTATACAGTTTTTCTATATTCTTATTTATCAAGCAATAAGTTCTACAAATTCCCCAAGAACTTTCTTATTCATTTTCTTACTACGGAGACTTTTCACAAAGGCACTTTTGATTTGAGTTTTAGTCGCAGATTCCGCAACTTCAAATTCAGTATCTTGTGCAAGTGCATTAGCAGACAATCCAAAGTAAGTGGTATATCCAGAAGACTTAATAGAAAATGCTTTCTCCTTTCTCCAAGCAGTCATAGTTTTATCAAAAGTATCACCAACATATCCACAATAACGGCGAATGAATGCACCAGCATCACGAGATTCAAGAACACGAATACCAATGAAATTAATATCCTTAAAGTTGTCTTTCAGATTACGGAGAAGAACATCAGTGAACTCATACCATTCAACATCAAGAGAATAAGTGTTTCCAGTTTTACGATCACGAAGGAAACAATTATGTCCAATATGGCGAGTTCCCATATATGGTTCAGATTCCCAGTGACGTTGAACTTCACAGTGATACTTGGGACCAGCAGCCTCACCATCAGTTAGAATCACACATTGAACTTTCTGCAACTTGTTTTCTTGTTTAAACTTGGGAAGAATTTGATGCAGAGAAACCAATGCTTCATTTAGAGGAGTTCCAGAAAGACTCATTCCAATGGGAGTTTTAATATGAGTGTAATGATTAAAAGAATATGCGATACGGAAAATATTCTTCATTTGGTTTTCCAGTGTCTTAATATTCACTTTACTGGTGAAAAGATTCATCATAGAAAACCATTCAGGAACCTGAACTAGGCAATCACGCTTTTTGTAAGCATACTCACGAAAAGTTGCTTTACCGTCTTCATCATAAGAGAACAGAGGATATTCACCAGTGAAGGCATAAACATCAAAAGGAATATTAGTTTTCTTACAGAACCAAATCAGATTAAAGAGTTGCTTCACAGTATCAAGCATTACTCGTCCCATTGAACCGCTCCAATCCAGAACGAATACAAGACCGTGATTCTTACCGTCAGCAAGAGTAGTAACTTTCTTGAAAAGGTCTTCGTTGTACTTATAGGTATGAAGTTTAGTGCAGTCCAGAACACCAGTACGTGCAGTAGTAGCACGAGCATAAGAATCTGCTGCCTTACGACACTCAAACTCTTTCACAAGATAGTTGACTTCTTTTTGTGCAGAACGCTTGAACTCTACAAACAAGCGATCAGATTCATAAAATACCTCTTGATCACAATCACTCCACTGATCGACACAGTTTTTATGAATCTCTGCGTTAGGAACAATAACTTTGGTGAGGTCAAGTTTAGGAAGTTCTAGGTAGACATTCTCTGGACTCTGCTGATTCACAAGATCTTTAAGTGCTTGTTCCAATGAATCAGCAGTCTTAACCTCTGGTTCTTCATTGCTTGGACCAGCACCCATTGAATCAGTCTGTTCCATACCATCTTCTGCCGTCCCACCATAAGATTCAGTTTCGCCAGGTTGTTCCTGTTCACCTTCACCTTCCTCCTGAAAATCAGAAGCAGGTGCAGACTGATCACTGGAACCAGACATTTCCAGATTATCAAGTTGAGTCTTGGTTTCTTCTTTTTGCTTTTTTTTACAGTATTGATACAGAATCTTGGAAACTTCTAGAACATCAGCAAAAGTTTCAGTACCTGCAATCAGATCAATAATTTCTTTTTCTTCACCATCTTGAATAGGGATATTGGTATAATTACCAATCTTGAAATACAGGTTTGCACGATCGGCAAGATTCATTTCAGAGACATCTTCATCAGCAATCGAAAAGAAGTCTTGATCGGCAAGTTCTTCATATCCACGATAGAAGGTCTTGGAAAGACCAGCATAACGACGCTTCATCAGTTTCTCAATGCGAGCGTCTTCTACGATATTGACAAACTGTGGTGGAATCTTATGTTCTTTCAACCAATCAATATCGGGAGTATAAAGTGCGTGCCCAACTTCGTGACCGACCAGCATATCATAAACGCCGTTGCTTGCTTTCTCCCACATCGGCAGAGTCAGCACACGAGTATGCACATTGAACTGTGCAGTCTCAACTTTCTTGTGCTCCACCACAAGATCCTCAGTAGCAAGGAGTTTAGCAAGTTGGGACTTGATTTCGTAGCGGACGGTCATTGCTCTGTTGCGTATGGACCTATTATACAAAAAAAGGAGGTCCGAAGACCTCCCAGTGGACAGTTTTAAAAGTGTCTATCAATACATCAGTTTTCCAGTTTTAGGATCTCTGGGAGACTTATCAGCAAGATTTCCGCTAGGTGTACCAGCAGATCTTGTGGATCCGTGCTCAAACTCACGACCTCTTGACCCTCTTTCAGTGGGAAGTCTCTTTTCGAATTCTCTACTTCTTGGACCTCTTTCAGGAGGAAGTTTTTTTTCAAACTCTCTACCCCTGTTCTGCTCAACAAAATCAAGAATCTCAGTTCTCGATTCGTCGGTCATATTTGCCATAATATACATAACATCTTCTTCGGTCTCAGCGTGACCTTCATCAATCAAATATCCTGCAACAATATCAAAGAGATCTACATCATCCTGAACATTTCTATTGATCCTATCCTGTTGCTGTTGCTTGGTTCTAGTTCCTCTCCCGGTACGATTAATGTTAACACCCATTCCTTCAAGACCACGTTGAATTGCTTTGGTTCCTTTATCGACCGCTTTCTGGACACCAGAACCAAGAAACTCATCAAGTTGCTCACCTTCATACCAATGATTCTCTTCGTTGTGAGAACCTTCTTCAAGAACTTCCATTTCACTTACAGGAACATCCTGCTCAATTCCGTGCTCAAACAGAACATCATAGTGTGATACAAAACCGTTCTCATCGGGAACAGCGTGCTCACCGAAGATACAGGTTCCTTCACCAAACTGTTCGTGGCAGACTTTTTTGGCACAATTATGAGCACCTTTGTCTTCCTTATCTACACAATCACCCTTTTTCTTTTTACCATAACCTTCATGAACGGAAGCATAAGCCTCCATCAAGCTCCTAACGTCTTTTGAATTCATTTTTTTAGAGACTTTTTTAGATATTTATAAATTTATCTTTCGTAACCAGAATACTTTTGCTTAATTTCACCTCTGAGTTTTTCTGCCTCTTTGGATCTACCTTGACGATCAAGAGATGCTGCTCTCATTTGCATCAACTCTTCAACATCACGATCAATCTTGGTCATTTTCTTTCTAATTTCCTTGGCAGTAACCTTAGGTTCTGATTTAGGAGTTGTGGTTGTAGTTGCCTTAGGAGTTGTGGTTGTAGTTGCCTTAGGAGTTGTGGTTGTAGTTGCCTTAGGTGCCGTTTTTGGTTCCGTCTTTTTAGTTGGGGGAACAACGGTCTCTTTTGGTTTTACTACTTTTGGTGTAGGTGGTGCTACCTTAGGTTCTACTTTTGGTGCCTTTGGTTCCCTATCAGCAAGAGTTGTTGGTGCATCAAGATCAACTTTCTCTCTACCAGATTCAATAGCAGCGTTAGTAAGTCCATATCCCAGTGCAGCACCACCAAGTGCAGCTGCAATGTCTCTCTTTCTCAGTCCAGTCTTTGTTCCACTCTTAGTAGTAGACTTTACAATATTACTAGTTGGAAGTGACTTTTGAGAACCACCAGAAAGTTTTGGTGTTGGAGGTGTTAAAACTTTAACTTTTGCTGGAATGACGGGACCACCATCGGATGGAACCATTCCTCCACCAGATCTAACAAGTGCTCCACCCCTTGTTGATGGAAGAGCATCTTTAACTTTTCTAGCTAAATCAGATTTAGTCGCCTTTACTAATGCTCCACCACTTGCAGGAGTTCCTTTTGGATATCCAGTTCCAGTTTTTCCTCCACCCCAAGCAGGTACTGGTGCAGGAGCATCCATTCCATACTTTCTAGAAACCTGCTTAATATCTGGAACATTTCTAGTTCCTAAAAGACCACCAGTTGACTTTGGTGTTTTAATTGTCATACCAGGAATTGTCAGTTGACCTGGTGATGTTGATGGAGAAACTGATCCTTGCGGAAGTCTTCGTGTTGCTTTAACTGGATCTGTTCCAACAAAAGGAACTCTTCCCCCTGTAAAGTTTTGTGCTTTGCCACCTTTGGTAAGAAGTTTTCCTTGGCGGAAAGTTCCTTTAGTACCAGTTGTTACTGCTTTTGTTGCTGCTTGAACTGCTTTCTTTGTGGGAAGCAAATTCAACATTTTAAGAGTAGGTCCAAGAAGAGCAGTCATTGCTCTTGCTTTAATATTTTCTTGAAGTTCTACATCTTCACTATCAAGAAAATTATTTTCATACAGATAATTTACAATCTCAGTTGCATCATTATCTTCATAACCTTCATCAAGAAGACACAGATACGCTTCCTCGTAAATATTAAATTCTTGCTCTACAACATCCTCTTGGATTTCTTGAGCGTAAATTGAGTTATATGCTTCCTGTAAGGATTTCATCTGACAAAACACTTTTTTAGATATTTATATCTAGTCAATCTTCAACATCAGAAGAGACCTTACGCGAAAATCCTTTTACTTTATCAAACTTGATCACATTCTCAAATTTATCGTACATATCCGACTTGTGAGAAATGACAAAGATGTTTGCGTCTTGAATCACATAACGAATAATTTTAAGGAACTCATCTGTTCCAAATCCATCAAGAGAAGAATCAAAGACCTCATCCATAATCAACAGGTTGGTGTTTACAGAATTTTTGACTCTTGCGACTTCTCTCCAAGTGAAGAGTAGGGCAAGGTCGATTCTCATCTTTTCACCTTCACTAAAAGAACTGTAAGAGAAGTCTTCGTGAATAGGAGACTTGACAGTTTCTTTAAATTCTTCATCAAGATGGAAGTTAATGTAAAAATCCATCATTTGAAGATAACGATTGACCTGCTGATTTATGAAAGGAAGATACTTCTTAATAATCTTCGTTTTAACGCCATCGTCCTTAAGTAAGGAATAGGCATAATCGTGATAAACGATTTCTTGTTTTTTGTCTGCTAGATATTCAATTGTCTGTTGGAGATTGGATTTAAATTCGTCTAGTTTCTCATGTTCAGAATTTCGGTTTGCAAGGTTCTCGGTAATAGTTTGAATTTCATGTTCAAGATCTCGGATTTGTCGCTGGTTAAGTGATATCCGAGTATTGTTTTGAGAAATGCCATGCGTTAGTTTCGTAATCTCCTGGGAAAGGGCATTGAACTGACGCTCTCTTTCTTGTTCAGACTCGATTGCTTGTTCAAGTTCTGCATAACCATTTCGGAGTTCCTTTGCCGTATTTTGAGCGTCCTCAATTTTATTTAACCGGAACGATTCTTCAATGTCCTGTGTACAAGTAGGGCATACCGTATTTTCAGTGAAGAACTTATGTTCTTTGGTAATAGCAGATACTTTCTGTGACAGTTTACCTTTGAGATTGTTTAGTTTTACTAACTTACTACCAACATCAGTAATACCAGACATCTGCTCTTGAAGTGAAGAAACGTTATTGGTTATTGTTTCATTCTCTTTTATATAAACACCAACTTCATCATCTAACTTGGTGATCTTCTTTTTGTTGGCATTGATATTAGCATTACCACGATTTTCAAGTTCATCAATGAACTCCTGCTGCATCTTCATCTTATCTTTCAGAGTCTCTTTCTTCAAATCAAGAGACTTAACCTGATCCTTCTGCGTCCTCAACTTATCTTTGAGAAGATTATTCATCAAAGAGAAGATACGAATATCAAGAAGATCTTCAATCACCTCACGGCGATTGGCAGTCGTCAATTGCATAAATGGCACAAAAGTGCTACTACCCAGAATCACAATCTGGGTGAATGACTTATAATTGACTTTGAGAATATTATCTTCCAGAACACGTTGCATCGCACGATCGTCTGCTTCGCGGTGCATTTCAACGCCGTTTACGACAATATCAAACACATTGGGTTTGATTCCACGCCGCACAAGATATTGGCGAGTATTGATTTCAAACTCAATTTCAACCAAACAATCACGCTCATTCGTAGCATTGACAAGTTGTGGTTTATTGATCTTACGAAATGGTTTATTGAATAAAACAAAAGTCAGTGCATCCAGCATAGTGGATTTACCGGCACCATTTGTCCCAACAACAAGATTAGTATGATGCTTTTGAAAGTTTATTTCTGTAAATTGGTTCCCAGAACTCAAAAAGTTTTTATATCTAATCTTCTGGAAGGTTATCATCTAGTCTTGGGGGAATCACAATATCATTCGGTGTTACCACCGCGTATTTGTAATTATAGCGTTTACACGTCATAATTGCAAGTGCATCATCAACTTCTACAACGTCCATCTCAGCGTCTTCATCTTCCTCCAATTGCATTGCATAACGCTCTGCATCATCCTCTTCCTCAAAAAGAAATAAAACTTTTTCTCCATAATTATTTTGGACGGCATAAGCACCCTCGTCTTTATTATCTCTGAGTGTGAGAAGGAACATTACTCTACCTCGCAAGCCTGTGAATAGATCTTCTGAAGGATTCCTTTTACAATTGTTTTGTCACATTCAAATTCTGCTTCATCAATATAACGATTCAAAATCGAGATAGTATTTTCAGTTTCTTCAACCTCAAATTCTTCATTTTCTTGAATGGTGAAATTTTCAACGATTTTAAGATCTTGAATTCCACAGGAATATAATTTATCTATAAATTTTTCAAACTTCTTAGGTTCGGTTTTCTTCCTGACAATAACCTTGACAATCTTGCCAACGTAGTCACGAGTATCAAATGTTTGATATGGCGTATCTTCATAGTAAATATTGTAAAACAACCTATAAGGATTATTGATTGGAGTATGTTCTAATGTCTCCGTATCAAAGATCGTAAATCCACGATCATCATTTACATCATTCCAGAACATCTCATATGGATTTCCTAGATAGAAGATTCGTCCGTCGTCACTTCGTGTATGGTAGTGACCAGAGAAGACTTTTGGGAATTTCTCAAAGAGGTTGCACTCCATACCGTCTTCCATGACGTGTCCGCGATGCGCTCTAAATCCGTTGAGTTCAAGGTGCCCCATCGCACAGTCGCTAGTTGAACCTTTAATAATGTTGACAGTGCTTTGATAATTTTCTGCATTGATCCAAGGAATAAAAAGAACTTTGAGTTTATCTAATTTAACTTCTTCTGCTTCAGAATATACTTTTACATTCTTATATTGACTCAACAAAAGATTAACTGTGTTGATTGAATTAGTATCTTTATAGTAAGCAGTGTGATTACCGACAATGGTGTGAACTGTCACACCCATTTTTTCTAACCGATCATAATAGTTCTCCTTTGCCCATTCAAGGGACCACAAGTCAATACTTCTACGGTTATCAAAAGTATCTCCCATATCAACGACAGTTGTAATGCCGTGCTCCTCCAAATATGGGAAGAATACTGTATCGTAGAACTTTTTGAAGTATTCGTGGAGAAACTTGGATCCCTTGCGAGCACCGAAGTGCTGGTCGGTAATAATGGCAACCTTCATTGACGATTGGTCTTGTATGTAATGTTATCCTTAATCGTATTATAGTCTGAACTGGACCCAGAAAGCAAGCTATCGTCAACCATCATCACTTCATCAAAACCAGTTCGCTCAATGATTTTGGACTTAATTTCCAATTGCTTTTTCTCTTTCTGAATTCGACGTAGAAAGGCATAGTGAATGATCTGTGTGAAGTAAGCAAATGGATTCTTAGACTTCTCTGGATCAAAGTTATGAATGTATTGAACGCAGTTCTCAATACCATCAGAGATCATATCATCTCTGAACATATAATTTACAAAGTTTGGTTTATATGACAAGTGCGTTGCAATCTTGAGGAAGCACTCTCCAAGATAATTTGTAATCGGTGGTTTTCCTACCCAATTCTGTGAACGGTCTGCCTTGGTGGGTTCTCTACCGTTGATCTCAATAAAACTTTTTTCTACTTTCTCACGATAAACAATTAGTGCTTCAAGTAACTCCTTGTTATTAACATAATGTTCTGATTTCTTCTTAGGCATAACATTGTTGTTTTAGATAAACTTTCATTATGTTTATTATACCACATTATTAGGGCTTGACAACACTCTAAATTATGAGTAGAATACCTTTGTTGGGTTTGAAGAGAGGAGCTAAGCTTTATTGAGTATTCTAAGTAACACTAGAAGGTTGTATCCATCCCCATGTAGTTACCAAATACTTAGTACCTCCAATAGGAGTATTACCTCTGTGTACATGAGTAAAACCACAAGGAAATATTAATACATCACCTGCTTTTGGTTGTTCTCTTTTATTTTGATATAAGAACTCTGTTTCACCACCATCAAAATCATCATTCAAATAAAGTTGTACAACAAAGAGTCTTGAAGATTCAGTAGTACTACTATTTTCATAATGCCAAGAATGAAATCCTGAACCTGGTGGTATCTTCTTTAATTTGCAATCATAAATTAAAAATGAACTCTGATTGAGAATACTAAATTTCTTAAGATAGTTATCTACACATGGTTTAAACTTTGGTAATATTAAATTTGATATCTTAGATGATACTGGTAAATCTAAATTATAAGAATTTCCTAAGTTTATAGATTTTTGATCTTGTTCATGTAAAGATGAATCATCATGAAAAAGAAATGAATTTTCTTCAAGATAATTAATATGATCAATTATATTTTCACATTCATCAATATCAAATACATTTTCGTAGCGAATAATAAAATCAGTTAACATAATTTACTTAGTATCTTCTATATTGTTATAAAGTTTTTCCAAAGTTTTACGTGCATCTTCTACTGAGGATATATATCCCATCTTATTTGAAATTCTAGTTCTACCATTTTCTTCCCAATCAAAGTCTTCTTCATTTAAATATCTTGTATAAAAGTCAATCATTTGACCTTCTTTAACTTCTGTCATAGTGACTATTTTGTCATATTTGATAACGTACATATCATCACTCGGAATTTCCATCCAAGGTCTTACTTTGACATATTGACCTACGTGATTCTTCATCACCTTCATAACTACTGGGTTCATCAGTAGAAGTATTGGATCACCATCATTTTCGTCTACACAGACTAATGAGAATATTTCTTCTCCCGTTACTAATTTTATAACCGCATGAAATTCTTCGCCCATATTAATTTTTGAGTGGTATGTTTACAATATCGTAATTGAAGTTCTCCTCGTTATAAACTTTGATTCTTTCTATTAAGTGATTAAGTGTATAGTTTCTCCGGGCATTGTAGGAAATGTCGTCAGCAATGTCATAGAGAGTTGCCTTTGTCTTGTTATTTCCTTTCCTGAGCACGCGACCAATAGATTGGAGATTCCGAATTCTAGATTTGGATGGAGAAGCAAAAATAACA